GGAACTCTCGCATTGTTGAAATCACCATCTTGCGTATAACTCCTTCCAATAACAGAACCTGTTTGGAAATAAAGCCTTAGCGCATCCTCTGGATTATATACACCTCCATTACCAAGGTCAACTTCGCTAAGCCCATCAGCATCAATAAAGACACCGTCTGGCACTACCTTAGATATAACCTGCTGAAGTTTTAAGTGTGTAATCTGAATGAGGTCAGCAAACGTAATCATACGTCTAACCAGTGATTCAATAACACCCTTATACATTCTCGGAGCATTTACAACATAAGGAGATGATACGTGCTGGGAGGCAGACTTAGGTCTTACCATGTTCTTTGCAAGCTCCCACTTAAGGATTATGTTAGTGCCCATAACCATGACGCCCTCATACCATACCTCAATAGTTTTTTCTATCTTCTCGAAATTACCTTCTTCCATCATTTCCTGTGGAGGATTGAAGGTGTCATCCTTTTCTATAACCCGTTCACCGCCATTATCAAGAATCTTCTTTTTATATACAAATGTATTATCAGTCTTATAACTGAAATAAAGAAGTGTTGCTGTGTCTCTATTAAACATAGAGTTTTCATAAAACCTTGACACGTTATAGTAATCATACCAGCTCTGGCTGTATTTAGATATCTTGCTTAAATCTTCGTTACTTAATGTAGTGTCTATCTTTCTGAGCTCTGTAATTGGAACAGTCTTAATTTCTCCCCAATAAAAACAATCTCTAAAATTATTATCTTCTGTATAGCTATAAATAAGATTAGCTGGGTCAACATAATCAACCTTAACACCTGCACCTGGTAAAAAGCTATGCTTTACAGCTCCTATACCTATGGTGGTTAAATCATAATTTACACGTTTCTTTGTTTCCTCATAATGATTCTCCTGAAGTACAGTATTGATTCCTTGCTCTTGGGCAATCTCAATAGAGGGTTTATACTTTAGCTGCATGTGAAGAGCTAACTCTTCGCTGCTTTCAGGAACTTCTTCTTGAGGAGTGTCAAAAGCATCGATACCGAAATCACGTTCCATCTGTTCTAGGAATTCCCTAGACACCATGTCAGTTTCAACCATATCCTGATACGCTATTCTTTTTTCAGCAGACATCGCATCTTGTGCGTAAGTTGTTATAGAAAACAATCTATCAGACATTCCGTTTACAACTATATCTACAAACTTTGGTATAATTGGTATCGGAGTCCAGTCAAGGTTTAGGTAAGATAAATCACCATCAACCGCTAATTCGTTTTTGTATTTTGAAACAGACTGCTCTCCTCTGGAGTAAAGTCTTAATCTGTGAAAATCATCTAACTGTCTGTAAAACTTACAATCTCCTCCGCCCTTTCTAAACCACTCATATTGTATAGCCTGGCCTACCTGTAGTCCAAACTCTAAACTTTTCTTTTCAGAGTCACTAACAAATTGGTCTGGAAATGATGCGCTATTTATTGATACAGTTACTTCTTTCATGTTATTATCTGGCTGTGAGCCCCCTTGTTATTATACCTTGCAAATTTAATGTTTATTTTTGACTGTGTTTTCTGAGGCGTATATCTGTTCTTTTGATTAGCCATAATTGCTAATCCGGAGCTAATAGCTGCGTCAAACTTAGTTCTATTATTTATATCAAACTTAGCCCAGTCTTCAAGGGTTCTTGTAAAATACATAGCGCCCATATCGCCAGAGTCTCTATAATCACCATTAACATCAATGCCCACATACTTTTCTATGTAAGATTCAATAGCTGATGCGTGAGACTGTTTTACATCCTCAGATGAGTTAGGTATACCCCCGAGTTCTTTCTCTGTCTTAGAAAGCTTATTATAATGTTTATCAGGTCTATTCGTTGCAAACCCCCTGTACCCCCTGTTTTTTAAATGATATAAAAGTCTTGGCTTGTTATTTTCTACAAGTATAGGCATGCCATAAAAAACACAAGCCATAAGAACTTCCTCGAAAAATATTTCAGCCGTCTGTGGTCTTGCGATGTACTCTAAGAAAAATTCATTACTAGGAGCATCATCCATGTTAAATTTAGTTAATCCATGCAAAGCTCCATTAGAACCACGGCCAACTACAGTTCCAGATATATCATATGAGTCGCAACCAAATGAGCCTATATGCTCATTCCCAGGATACTTAACCCCATTCTTATTTACTATCCTATTCTGCAATCCTTTGCTTGGTATCCATGATACTAAAAATCTTCCTCTTGGGTCAGGAGTCCATACTACTGTAGAATCCTCAACGCCATCTCTCCAATGAAATGAGCCTTTTGTTAAATACCTTTCCTTTATAATACTGTCATTGTAATCTATCTGCTGATATATTTTTGTTAGATTAAATATTGAAGACTTGGTCTCGTCTCTAAAGGCATGCGACTCAGTCCTAGGAAACTGCCTATAAAATTCGTTCAAAGCATCAGGGTCATTCTTTAAGCTTTCCACCTCATTCTCCCAATACTCTATAGCCCCTTGGGGAATATATTCACCGTAAGAATCTACTATTGGTGAAGATGGTGTATATAAAACAGGCATACCGTACCTATCTATAAAGCCTTCCATATTCCATTCCATTGGAACAAACAAACTATACATTCCGCTTTTGGTTTGTCCGTTAGAGTTTCTTTTAGAAATGTCTGAGTCGTAATAAAGTTTTTTAAAGTTTTCGCCTCCTTTATCTAAAGCATTTGAAGTAGAGCCCATCAAACATTTACCTATAATTCTTCTACCCAATCTAAGGCAAGTTTTTGTTACACGCCAATTGTTTAAAATATTATCTGGCTTATCCCATTTACCGCTCTCATCATGCACAAGAAGCAATAGTTTCTCACCGTCATAAGAGTTGTCTCCGGTGTTCTTCCAGTCAATAGTAGTATCTAATCCCTCAAAGATTATATCAGAAACAGAGTTCATATTCTTCTTTGTAATCTTAGATGCAGGGACACGATAAGCAAGTTCTGTTTTTGGCTTATCCATGCCATCCTGTATAGGTTTAAAAAAGAATGGATAGTTGTTTGATATTGGCACTACCTTATCTGTAAACATCTTTTTGGCATCGCTACCTGTTTTAGATAGTATGCCAACTCTCGCATCTTTTGCAAGTGTTCCTGTGTTTACGCATTCTGACGAGGACATAAAAGAAAAACCTGAACGCCGTATCTTTAGGTATATCATACCAAAACACCTGGTGTCTGCCTTACAAGCCTCCCAATACAAAAAGAATATCCTATTAGCCTCACGAAACTCTGGATGCCCTACATCAATCTTTGTCCACTGAAGATACATGTAATGAGTTCCAGTTATATATATAGGCTTTCCGTTATTCATAAACCAAAGGCCATCATCTCTTCTATTGAATTCTTCTTCTATATAATCTACCCATTTGTCTTTAAACTCTTGAGCAGACTCGTGCCACTGAAATATAGTATTGATTCTGCTAAGCTCTTTAGGGTATTGCTGAACTTCCCAGTATTGTTCTGAATCTTGTTTATGTCTTGATAGTATTTTCCTTGGTCTTTTTGGAAGAGCTATCTTTAATCCGTTCACAGAAACAACACTATCTATTGTACCATTTTTAGATATAACAACCATATCATATTTGTCGTCATATCCATACTTCCATGATTTAGCCCTATTCTTGTTTGTTACAACAGTCTTGGGCACATAATCACTAAGCTCCTCGTACAATTTATTTTGACCGTCTTTCTGCAAAGCCTGTTAGTTTAGTTTCTTTTTTACTTGTGCTCTTTCCTTCAAGCATGTTCCTTTCATTCTCAATCCTTGACAGAATCTCAAACGCATCAAATATAGCTAGCTTTTTTGTCGCTGCTGCATTTTTTAGTCTATCAGCCGCAAGCTCAGGGGATAGGTCATCAAAATCTTTTTTGATAATACCCTCCTGCGCAACCTTGATTAGTTCCTTTACAGCCATTTCACCAGCTTTTATAATATCTTCCTTGAGCTTTTTAACTTCCATATACAACAGCTATATCATTAACTTTCATTCTATATAAAAGCTCTCCATCAACATTAAACTCATATTCGCTATGTGGGGTAAAAGATATTGTATCTCCTTCACAAACGCCTATGTCTTCTAATTTTTTGTTGTTATGCTTAAGCTTTCCAATAAGAGGATGATACTTACTCATAAGAAACATGTCATCTCCGTTATTCTCTATAGGAGAAACAAAACAGTAATCACCAACAGTATTCCATTTGTCTCCATCATGGTACATATAAAATTGGTTTTGCTCCAGAAAAAATGTGTTATCTTTTAAGAAGCTAAATCCGCTTCTCTCTTTCCCTTGCATGTCATAGTATATTTTAAATACATTGTGATGAACAACAAGTATATCTCCTGGAGCTATATCGCCATTGTATCCCGATGGACACTCAATAACTTTTGCGTATCTGTTTGATGCTTTGTGGTCTTCCTGTGAAGTGCTTGTAATAAAATCAATGTCGCCTATCTTCTTCACATTATCATACCGTCT